GACTGCGCCTGGATGGCGAGCAGCTGCGCGTGCAGGCTACGAAGATCCATTTGCGCTCCCTCCGCCGCGAGGAGTACCCTCGCTGGTATGGACACTGAAAGATTCACCTACTGGTATCCCCGCCGCATCCTGCACACCGGACACTTCCCCGCCTGGACGATCCTGTTCCCGCCGTTCTGGCCGGTCTTGATCGTCGTGTACGCACTGTGGCTGTTCGCCGCGTTCGCCTGGCTCGTGATCAGCGTCCCGGTGAACCTCGTCCGGCTCGCGGTCTACGCGGCGCGCGAGACACCGACGGCACACGTGTAGCCCGTCGCTGGTCGGGTGTCGGCCGATCCGCCAGCACCCCGCCTGGTGACAGTTGAGGCGGTGCCAGACGAGAGCGAAGATGCCGAAGCTCGGGATCGCCCCGGCGAACCCCGACCAGAATCCGTACCAGGGCCCGCTCACGTTGTTGCTGCCGGTGTAGTGCAGGAAGGCGTGGCCGAGCTCGTTCACGGCGCGACCGCCACCTCGAGACGGAACTGGTACTCGCAGACGACGCAGCGGGTGATGCCGTCCGGCTCCCGCTTCTCCTGCTCGCGGTGCATGAGACAGTCGGTGAACACCCACCCGTCCGACGTGGCGGGCTGCGTCCAGTCGAGCAGCTCCTCGATCTGCGCGGCGATGCCCTTCGCCTCCGCCCACCCGTCCTGCGCCGCGTCCGGCCCCGACCGCGTCCACACGTCGAGCTGCTGGATGACGAGGCGTCCGCGCCGGCCGAACCGGTTCTGAGGCGTCGAGACGGCAGGGCCGATCGCGACGTAGGGGAAGGCGGCGTCCTCGGGCACCTCGTCGTAGACGGGGACTACCGCTCCCCCGTTCGGGTCGGTCAGGAAGCCGTGCAGCGCGGTGTAGGCGGCGCGTTGGCAGGCGAGGCTCGCGGCGGCGGTGATGCTCACGGCAGCGCCGCCACGTTCAGCCCAGCCGCCAGGCCGGTCAGGTAGTCGGGCACCTCGCTGATGAACGCGGGCCGCATGAACGGGTGCGCCTTCGTGCCGTGATGCTTGATGTGGTAGGCCAGCCGCCACGGGTCGATGCCGTGCATCAACGCCCACGGGGTGATCGCGTCGACCGGGGGCATGTGCGGCCGGGTGCCGAACTCGACATAGGCGGCATACCCCGCGTCGGCCCTGACCTCCGACACGAACTCCAACCGGCCCGTCTCGGGGAAGTCGGGGTGGATGTTCGCCTTCAGGAACCCGTCGACGCCGACCGGCGCGAGCGCCTTCGCCTTCGCGGTGATGCCCAGCGCGGCGGACAGGCCGTGGCGTTTCACCTCGTTGTAGGCGTGGTCGCCGTACCGCTCGAAGGCTTGCATCGCCTCGTCGACGCCGCGCACCTCGATGCTGACCTTAAGGGTGCCGCTGCTCACTCGCCCTCCAAGCAGGTCAGGTCGAGCCAGCGAGTCACCATGTCGCGCTGGATGATCCGCTGGATCACCCACGTCTGGCCGTTCCACTGGACTCGCATGGTGTGGTCGACCGTGAAGCTGGGGTAGCGGATCGTGACGAGTATCTGCGTCCGGGCGCGGAGGCCTCCCGCCGTGTTCACTTCGCTGTTGCCAGCGCCCTTCTGCGGCGTCACCGCGGCCCACACGGTGCCTACCACCACCGGGGTACGCACAGCGCCTCCTAGCCCGTCTGGCGCGGCTGTGCTGGACAGGATCGTGACGCGGTGGCGGAGCGAACCAGCGGCGTCCATCAGAGGCCGAGCTTCCGCTTCGTGGAGAGGAGCTTGGTGAGCGACGCTTCCATCTCCCCGTCGACGATGCGCTGGTACATGCCCGACTCGTAGTAGAGGCCGCGGTTCTCGTACCAGTGGCCGCACAGCATCTTGACCGCGCGGGTGAAACTGCTCGGGATGGTGTCCGCCGTCGCGCCGTACCCGCACACGCAGGTGATCGTCAACGCGCCGAACTGCTCATCCGACAGCGGCGGGATGGCGTAGGGGTCGAAGATGATCATGCCCTCCGGCTCGACGCGGGTGTTCGTCGTGTCGTAGGTGACGTCCTGACCGCCGAGGCGGTACGTGAACGCGCTGATCGACTGGACAGGCGCGACGGGGAACTGGACGTGCGGCTGGTGCCGCAGCCACAGGCCGGTGCGGATCATCTTGTCCTGGTACCGCTCGGGCAGCGCCAGGTCGGGGTCGCCGGGAGTGATGATCCCCGGGTTCTTCCAGTGCAGGTCGAGCACCCACTTGACGGTCTGCGTCAGCAAGCGCCGGCCGGTGCGCTCCTCGACCCACTGCCGCGCGTCGGTGACCATGCTCGCGATCTCCGCGTCCTCCGCCGTCGAGTCGACGCGCAGGAACGCCTTGATCGAGGCGAGGTCAACCGGCTCTACGCTCGGCTGTACGACGGTGGTGATGCTCGCCATGCTCTCGCCTCCTCAGATACCAGTGAGGGCCGGCCGGAGCGTCCCCGACCGGCCCTCGGTTCTCCACCCTTCGCAGGGTCTTAGACGTGCGCGCTCTTGAGGCGGGACAGAGCCTCGCCGCGGATCACGCCACCGCCGACGCGGCGGTGCACCTTGAAGCCGACCAGGCCCGACTCGGCGTACAGCTCGTTCAGCCGCTGCACCGTCATGCCCAGCCTGTCCAGCACCAGGTAGCCCGCCTTGAAGTCACCGAACACGACCGGGAACTTCGTCGCCGTCGCGGTCGGGAACTGGTCTACCGCCATCGACTGCGTGACGGGGTAGCCGTTGAACGTGTCGGGCTGCCGCTCGATCACGCCGCCGAACACGCCGCCCTGCGACCACAGGTAGCGGTTGTCCGCGTCCTTCAGGCGGCGCATCTTGCTCGCCGTCTGCCGGTGCACGAGGTAGCTCGCGTTGCGAGCGTACTGCGGCTTCAGGTTGTACTCCAGCTCGATGAACTCGTCCAGGTCGACGGTGCCGTCCGTGTGCACGGACGTCAGGTCGACCGGCACGGTGCCGTCGAAACCGGTGATCGCCGCCGCGTTCATGCCCAGCGGCTGCAGCGAGCCGTGGCCGGGGCCAGCCGCGAACGCGGCCTCCTCGGCGTTGGCGATGGCGATGCCGAACGAGCTTGCGACGTACGACTCCAGCGCGAAGTCGGCGTCCATCAGCTCGTCCTCACCGATCTTGCTCAGACCGTAGAGATCCTCGACGTACATGTACGCCTCGGACGGCACACCGCTCGACGCGGTGATCGTGCCGCTGACCTCGATCTTGCCCCAGCCGACCGACAGCTCGGTGATCGAGCGTGCGCGGAGGCGATCCTTCGTGGTCTGCCGGTTCCCGCACAGAGCACGGATCACGTTCAGCTGCGGCAGGACGCGGTAGAGCTCGGCGTCCAGGTCGAACATCACGATCAGCTCACCGGTCGCGTCCTCGACCAGGTTCTTCCGCTCGGCGGCGTCCATCTCCTGCGCGCCGTAGCGCATCCAGTTCAGGAACGCCTTGCGGTGGTCGCGGGCCTGCTCCGCGGTGACCTCTCGGCCGGCGCGGCGCGTGTAGACCTGCGCGGCCTTCTCGTCCATCTCGGTGACGCCGTTGCCGCGCTCGCCCTCGACCTTGCTCTTGGCCTCGGTGAGCAGCTTCTCGATCCGCTCGTCGGCTTCCTCGAAGCGCTTGTCCATCGCGGCGATCTGAGCCTTCGTCTCCTCCAGCTCCTTGCCGTACTTCTCGCGCTCCTCGGCGGCCTGCTTGTCCTTGTCGCGCATCATGCCGAGGAGCTTCTGCGACTCCTCGACGAGTGCCTTGATTTCGGGGTCCACCTTGTTACCTCTCGCTCAGGACTGTTTCCATTCGCCGTCGCAGGTCTGCGATGGCGGCTCGCTCCTCACGAGTGACCTGGGCGGTCGGCTCGGGGGTGGGTGCCGCGGCTCCTGAGAGTGCGGCCTTGACCTCTGCCAACAGTGAGGCAAGCTCGGCTGTTTGCGGGTCGAAGCTTTTGCCTTGCGCCCCCGCGGCGACGTTGTCGGGGACGGGGTGGCCGATGGTGTGGTAGGCGGTCACCAGCTTGAGGTACGCGGTGTGCTTCGCCTCGGGGCTGGCCGACACCTGGTCGATCCGGCTCGCCGCGGCGCTGACGCCGCCCGGGTCGGGCGTGGTGTACGACTTGCCGGGGTCTGCTATGGGCAGGCCGTAGCGTTCTTTCGCGGTGTCGAACGCCTCTCCCCGGTCAAGAATGCACGCCGCCATCCACTCGTGGTCGGTGTACCGGCTCGCCGAGCCGTCCCACTTGTGCTCGATGGCGGCGCGAATCTCGGTGAGCAGGTCGAGGATCATCTGTTCGCGCATCCCGCTCTTGACGCCGCCGATGGTCGCCAGGTCGTTCGCCGGGAACGTCACCTGGCTGCCCTCCCACAGGCGTAGCTCGTGGAGGTGGCGGCGACCGTCGCTGTCCTTCGAGTCCTTCAGCGTCGTGAAGCCGATGCTCTGGCCCTTGCACGCCTTCGCCTGGGCCAGGTCGTACGCCTCCCGTGCGCGCTGCACCGACAGGACGTACCGGAACTCCGTCCGCAAGCCGTAGCTGTCGCGCGGGTCGAGCTTGGTGTAGACACCGATCGGCTCGTCGCTGTAGTGCTGCCACAAGAAGGGCAGCGGGTTCTCCGCCGACCGCTCCGCGCAGGTCTTGACGAACGCGCCCTCATCGACCACGTCGCCGTAGGAGTCCTCGTTGCCGTAGACCGACAGGTAGCCGACGCCGCGGCCCTTCTCGTCGAGATCCTTGATCTCACACGCGAACGTGACCCGTTCCAGGTTGCGGCCGTCCGGGGCCTTGATCTCCG